CTATTAACATTTCTAAATCTGTATTATCTAGTTTAACCGTTTTATTTGCTTCTATATGTAGTTCTTCTGCTAAACCACTATAATAAGTGTTATCTAAATTCTTAGAAAATTTATATTGTTCTCCGTATCTGAAAACATTACAACCTGCACACTGAACTTGGCAGTTTTGTTCGTGCCACCTAGTAGAATAGTGCTTACGACTTTGAAAGTGACCGTTTTGCAGCTTCTTCCAATGGTCTTGTTTACCACAAGTGAAGCACTCTGCTATATCATTATTAGCAAACCGACGTCTTATATATATACTAAAAACCTTATCTAATTTATCTACTAATTTTTTGCGTTGTGTTCTTTTTGCCATTTGATTAGTTTCCCTAAGTCTTATATTTTATTTAACTTTTTATATCTATTTATTTTGTATTTGTTTTTTTTGCCTTTAAGGGCAACAAAACATTTAACTAAATGTCTAGTTTTAATAAAAAATTCAAAGTTATATATTTTATTTTAGAAAAAAAAGTAAAAAGCTATTTATTTTTCCAATTCTTAGTTATCTTCTCTGCTGAACGCATACCGAAATAACCACCATAAACCAAAAGTAATAAAGAACTAAGCAAATCAATCCAATCAGGAGATATTTTAAAGCCCTCTAAAGAACTATCTAATATTATATATATAAATAGTGTAGCCGTTAGAAAGGCTAGTGTTAAGGGTCTTATATTACGTGTTAAGTAACTATCTGTATTGTTATCCGAAACCCACCTTTTTGTGGTTTCTTGCATTTCTATTTTATCAAAGTTTAATTCTTCTAATAAAAGTTGTTTATCGGTTTCGCTTAGTTTTTCATCAGCTCCTATTTTAGATGCTAAAACCTCTAAGGCTTCTATTCCTGTAACGTTCCCTGCTATTTTTAACAGTTCTGGTGCTACTTCTTTGCCTTGCTTTAATAACCAACGTAAAGCATCGCCTACCCTTGTAGTTCCGTTTTTATCTTTGTATTTAGGCATTATTCCAACGTGCTTTAGTTTTTCTAATATCGTAATGTGTGAAAGTTTTATACATACCTAAACCGCCTTGAAGTATTTCTCCTGATAACATTAATTCATCTAAATAATCGTAAGTATCTAAAACAGGGTCTAACCCTTTAATAACAATATCAGCAGCTTTGCCTAGTAAGTGTTGAGAGTTTACAGAACCGCCTACGGACTTATTATGTGCTTCACATCTATAAGCACTATTTATAGTTATAGGCATAGCTACATTATCACGAATGTACTGTAATTGGTTTGCTAGTTTAGAAATATTTACAAATACATCATCTGGCATTTCACAACCACACTTACAATCAAACTCACTTTTTTTAAAGTTTTTAGTCATTCTTTTTGTGCGTTTCGTATATCTTCTGTGCTGTATAGCCTATTGATAATAATAATAATATAATCTTTAAACTATTCTCTATATGTGTAAAGCTGATACCTAAAGTAACAGCATTTAAAATTCCTATTTTCAAATCTTGAACTGTCATTACATTTTATTTTCTAAATACGATACTCCTGCAAATTGATGCATTCCCTCGCTCTCTAAATCTACGCTATAAGTTTTCCAACCGTATGGATGACTTTCTAAACCATTCCAAACTACGTCTACGTGGTATTTATCACTTAAAACAGGCGCTTTTATTTCTTCTAAATTCTCATCATATTCCCCCTGCTCTAAAACTATATGACCTAGTAATACAATAGCGTGTTTATGTGTTGGATATTCATTACCCTCAAAATCTGTATTAACTCCTAAATCTTGTATTTTTTCTAAAGCCTGCACTTCGCTTTTAAATTCGTATTTACCTAGTTTTATTTCCATTATATAGTTGTTAATTCTACTGCTTCTGCTTCTGTTAATACTCTGTCGTAAACTCTTGTATCGTGTACTTTGCCCTCAAAGTGTAAAATTGTTCCGTTGTTATGAGAAAAATTCAATTTAAACATTCCTGTCGGTACTGTTGCGCTTGTGTCGGTACTAACTAAAGAGCCATTTATATAAGTCTTATATTCGTTAAGTTTAAACGTTATTAGTATTTTATTTCTTTGGTTATAACTTAAGTTATTATAATATAATACCCCACCAGATGAATAAGTCCTAACCCTTGAATTTACCGCCTCAAAAAGAAGTGTTATTTTTTGGGCATCAGTACCATTACTTAATGAAATTATGGTTGAATTTGTGCTATTCGGTGCATATGCATCTACAAAAAACGTTCCCTCTGTAATATCAAACAAATCAGCATCTCCACCATTTATACAAACATCTTTTAACCTTGTTACTGTACTTGATGTTGTTTTTATATAGCTTGTTGGATAACTCCCTTGTTCAACTTGTGCACCGAAAATATACAAACCGTCAATATTATTTCCTGCGAAATAATCACCAAAATTTTTAAATAATGAAACTCTAATTAATGCACCTGAACCTGTTGGCGTTCCTGTTACAAAAACTCTTAACCAACCATTACCGTAATCTTTATAACCAAATGTGCCTACGGTACTGCTAAATGCAGTTAAACTGTTTAAATCAAAATTTAATCTAGCCCAATTCGTAAAAGGGCTTGAATTTTGGGCGCATAATAATTGTAATTGACTAATTTCTGATTTTTTTACAAAAATAGAAAATGTAGCTTCACTTGATGTAGATAAACTAGAAACAGTACTTTGTATGTAATGCGTTCCTGTTGTGGTGTTTGCAATAAATTTATCAGCAGTTAATTCACCTTTAGGACTTACAATACTATTCGCATCAATAATTGAATTTAATTTACCCCAAGAACTATTGTTGAATTGCTCGCTTCTTACTTGTAAATTTGTCCTTTGTGGTTCTAATGACAAACTAGGGCAATCGCTATTTAACCAATCTAATCTTGGTGTATCATCTACTGTTAATTCCTCTATAAGTCCATCTTTCCGAACTCTTGAAGCATCACCATTACGCTCATAATCAAAATCTCCAACACCATCAGTAGGTAAAATTGAGTAAACTTTACCACTTTTATATCCGCTTGGTATTAATGCTAATTTTGGGTTTTCCATTATCTCTGTGTTATTATTGATGTACTTGAACTGTACCACCATTCTCCATTTACTTGAAGTCTTAGCGTTACTGTTTCACCTCTATTTATTTCTATTGTTTGTCCAAAGTCTAGTATTACTGTTTCTCTTACATTATTACCATAAGAACCTGTTTGACTGCCTTTTAAAGTACCATCTACATAAACGCTCAAAGTTAAAGAACTACCGTTAGGGAATTGCGTATATGAATAAGGCAAAGACGATAACATAAACTGACTAAAATAAGCATTATAAGGTACAGGAATACCACCATAAGCATAAGGGAATGCAGTAGTAGAACCTGTATCATATAAAGTATATGTAGAAATACCGCTTATATAGTGCCTCCAAGTTACACTTATTTTTTCACTTACATAACCTCTTTTAACGCTATCTTTACTTATTGCGTTTGATATATTCCCTCTCATTATTTAAGTTTTTAGTGTCTTTCCTTAAATAATTCATTAACTTATTTAAGTTTTTCTTCTTTACCTTATACTTCATAAAACCCAACCATTAAATACTGTATCTGTATCTGGGCTTATATCGTTATCGCTATTGCTTGTGTACTCAGGGAACTTAGACTGATTAAAACATAAATAATCTACTAGTCTAGTGCTATAATAGTTTGCATACTCTCTAGCTTTGCCTACTAAATAATCAACTTCTGTTTTATTAACGTTTTCTGCTGTTTCGCTTGAATGTTTAAACACTCCCCCATTCTTAATTTGATACGCTGCAAATGGAATATAATTAACTTGTGCAAACCATATTAAGGTTGGTTGTATATAGTCGCTTACAAGGGCTAAATAATCACCAGATAAAGTACTGTTTTCAATATCCGTACTTATTCGATTGTATAAATCCGTTCCTAGTAGGTTTTGTATGTCAATTTCTTGACCTAGTTTAATAAACTGAATAAATTTATCAGTATCTACATTCCCATCTAAGATAGAATTTCGTACTAAGTCAGTTCTTGATATAAATAATGCTGTTGCCATTTAGTTTTTGAATTTCATTTTATTCCAATATTCAGCAGTATAACCTTTATACTTCATATCCTTTGGTGCTACTGGTACTTTTTGAGCGTTCTTAGGCATTTTAAAACCCTTGCTTTTTGCTTGACCGCTTGTTATTTGACTTTTTTCACCGTTTTTAATTTGGTAAGTTTTTCTAAACCATTTATGATTGCATCTTGCACCGCCTTTATATAACCATATTGAATAAGTATCAGAACCGCCTTTACCAAAACCTTCATTAACAGATTTTTTGCCCATTGCTACGATATCTTCTTTACGATAAACCTTTTTAGCCCCTATCATTTTAGAACAAAACTGTCGGCTGTTTGACCCTGCTTTTTCTGGTGCATAAGAATAACGTACTAAGAACTCAACACCCTTTTGACTATCTTGTTTTGATTTGCCATCTTGTGTACTTTTTGCGTTTGGTTTAGCTGTTCCTGTGCTTACAAAATTCCATATTTTAGATAACGTTGTTTCGTCTTTTTCTGGTTCAGTGTTTAGGTCTGTTATAACTTCATCAAGTTCATCATTTAGCTCATAATCAACTTCACTTTCATCTACCAAATCATACTCAGCTAATAACTCGCTTTCATCTTGTCCTAAATCTATTAATTCATCCGCTATATCACTACCTACTTCATCTGGTAATTCTTGACTAAGTTTAACCCCTGTTTCTTCTTCTCTAGTTTCTGCGTCCTCAACGTTTTCTAAGTCTGTAAATTCTAATGGTTGAAGCGTTTTAAAGTACAGTTTAAGGCTCATTTGGTTAAATGCTAGTATACTATCAAAAGCATCTATTAAAAGCATCTGAAATGGTCTTATAACGGTGTTATCCATTAATGTACTAGCAGTTTTTAGTTCTTCAGCATTATTACCTAAACCGCTATTATCTTTAATTCCTAAAAGCATAGGTGAAACCACTCTGTGTGATACCATAACTTTTTTAGAACTTTCATCGCTTAAAAATTGATATTGTTGGTGTGCTTCGCTTAACTGAATAGGCTCAATAGTTGCAGCGCTTTCTGGGTTATCGTTAAATGCTAGTATAAATTTACCTGCATTACTTGAACCGCTGAACTTTGAATATATTCTATTTTCTAAGGCTTGGCGTTCTTCTGCGTTTGGCGTTCCGTTGTTAAAGTTAATTAACATACTAGGCGCTAAACCGTTCAGGATATTGTTTAAATGATAGTTGCTTATCTCTTGCTCTAGTTCTGCATATTGTAAACCACCTGCATAATCTGGACTTGAATAATACTTATATCCTGCTCTGTAAGGTTTAACGTAAATAATTTCTATGTTTTCTTTACTACTTCCAAAAGATGGTATTCTAGTTGTGTGTCCTACGTTCTTAACTTTCTTCCAGTCATCTGCATAGTAATACGCTTCTATTTCTCCTTTTTCGTTGCATTTTTCTGCTCTTAAATTCTCAACTGGTATGTGTTCAACTCGTGCAACTGTTTTTTTATCCTTAGAATAAATTACCTGCATAGCGCATTGCCCCATAAGTTTAAGGTCATAGCATAATTTACGAACCATATCTTTATGAAACAAAGAAATCATTTTAGCGTACTGTTCCGGCTTTTTATTTGAGTTTAAAGCATCTAACCCACGTCCGTAAATCATTTCGCTAATACCGTTTATAATAGCATTATTTGTTGGACTACCATTGTAACGGTCAATTAAGTACTTAAAATAATTGTTATCAGAACCATAACTAACCCATTCTTTATTTGATTTCTCAACAATTTCTGGAGTTGTGTAAGTACTTAAATTTACTATTCTTAAATCGTTCATATTTATATTATTATAAATTCGTTATCCGAACTTTCTTCACTTATATACTTATCTTTATTGACACTGTAATATTCATCATTACTTTGATTAATTGCTTGGTCTGTGCAAAAAATCTTATCCTTATAAATTATGTTATTTGAATAAACAACGTCTAATATATAAAAGTCACTTTCAGTTAAAGCACCAAAAACAGCATTAAAAGAAATATAGTTCCCATCAATAACAGAAACAGCATCAACTGTAATAGTTTTATTTGTACTTTCACTTGTTAATTTTAGGTTCAATGTACCTACTGTAAATTCTCTAGGAATTATCTTAAAGGTTTTATTACCGCTTGTGGTTATCAACTTCATATTAATATATAAATAAAAAAGAAATATTTTGTATTGTGTAGGTATAAAAAAAGGGCTATCCGTTAAGATAACCCCATTTTATAAGTAAAAGTATTAATTATGCTGTTGGGTCAATTTGAGCCCCTGCTGCATTACCTGTAATTACTGCAGGCGTTACAAAGTAAGGTGGCGCAGTTTCTTGTGCGTTCACCGTTAATGTATATCCTGTTAAATCTCCCATTGCAGCACCTGTAACGATTGTACCACCGTTCACATCACCACCATTTTCAAGACCTACTAAAAAGAAATTACCGTTATAATCTTCAACAGCTACGTGAGGACGTGCGTGTGCGATTAATTTAAGTTCTTCTTGTGTAGCTTTATCTTGAAAAGTTAAAGTCATATTTAATGTAGTATCATAGAAAGTTGTTCCGTTTTCTCTGCTTGAAGTGATAGCAGTTTCCATTGAACTGTTTCCTTTTACATCAAACTGAAAAAATTCTACTGCACCAGTTACTGCAGTTATTTCTCCTGCTACTATTGTTACATCTCCTAAAGTTCCGTAATCTGCAAAGTAAATAGTTTTGATACCACCTACTGCTGATTTACAAGGCACTTTACGACCGCTTGTTATTAAGCATCCCATATTTTTAAAGTTTTTTTAAATAAAAAAGGGTAGGCAGAACCCACCCCTTTAAATTTGATTAGTTAATTATTATACAGTTTTTCTGTAAACGATATCAGTTACTTGTGCATACTGAACACCAGCTGTAAATCTCATAACGATACGTACATTCTGTGAGCCGTCATTTTCTGCCATATCAATCACTCGTACTTCGTTCAAGTCATTTAAAAGACCTGTTCCAAAGAATAAGTTTGATTTTTCAGCAGCGATAATAGTTCCAGAAGCAGCACCTCTAATAGCTACTACTGGAATTCCATCAAAGAATAAAGAACCTAAAGACTGGTTATTACCTTTGTTTTCGTATCCGTTAGCACCTTGCCCTCCTGATTGGAATCCTCCTAAAGCACGAGTATAAGCACGTACTACATCAGATGCAGCGTAAAGATATAAATCTTCTGAACCATATACTGCTGTTGGAATTGCATCTACTACAGCACCAAGTTCAGCTACTACATTTGCGGCTGTAATTGCAGCACCTGTCAAATCTTGTCCTGCTGGTAAGTTTGTATCTGCATCTAATTTAGTTGCGAAACCATCAAACTGTCCGCTAGTTGCAGTTGAACCACTCCAGATATTTTTCTCTGTTCTATCAGCTACCTGAGATGCAACGTGCCCGATAATAAAATCAGCAAAGTTAGGCGCTAAGTTATCAAAAGCACTGTACCCCATTTGTTCAGCTTCCCAAGAAGAATGCAGCGTTTTTTTACAAATATCAAGATTTACTTGAAATTCTTCTGGCTGTAGGATAGCCTCTGTTAAAGCGATAGTTCCCTCACCTGAACGGTCATTTAAAGTCTGAAAATCACAAGTTGCATCTTGTACTAAAAGTCCATCGCCTCCTACTTTTTGAATTACAGATTTAAATTTTACATTTGGCATTACGGTAATTAAACCCTTGTCCAAAGTGTCAGCAGATAGTAAAGCAGCAGCAATGTATTTGCCACTAAATTCACCTGCATAAGTTGTTGTTAATGATACACTCATTTTATTTAGTTTTTAGTTGTTATTAATTATTTAGTTTTGCCATTACTCTATCTATAGTAGTGCTTTTTCTGTTTTTAGAAACACTAAATTTTGAGATAGCTTTGTTTACTTCTGGGTTTGATACTATAGGCTCTGCGCTCGGCTCGTTTAGTTCAGCTTGTACTTCTACAGGTACTTCGTTTAACTCAACTTTTTCGTGCTTAGCTAATTCTTCTGTTAAAAGGTTTCCTAAGTCCTCACTCAAATCTTCTTTTGGTTCTAGCATTGCTTTGATTTCTTCAATCATATCTTTTACTTCTGCTAGTTCTTCCTTAGTAGCATAGCCTAAAGACTCTTCTTCTTCTGCTGCTTCAACTTCTTCAACCTCTTCAACTTCTTCTGCTTCAGCATCTTTGATTTCAGCAATTAAGCCCTCTTCAGCTACTACTAATATTTTACCATCTTCAAGACCGTACTCACCAATAGGTAAAGCTACTTTCTCATCTTCAGTAACGATAAACACTTCTACACCACTTTCAAACGAATCAGCTTCTATCACTGTGCCGTTATCTAGTTTAGCTTGTTCTAGCTTAACTTCCTCGTTAAGGTTTAGAACGTCTTTGATTTTTTCAATCACGTTGTTTGATTTCATACTTATATATAATTTAGATTAATTTAATTTGTATTTTCGTTATGCTTTTTTCTGAATTATGAACCATTGTGAGCCATCACTCCAAACCTGAATACCCTCGTATGCTTTGTTAATTACATAAGCACTTGTTGAGCCGTCTAAAGTATCTCCGCTAATTGGAGTTAATTCCGTTCTTGTAGCTGTTGCATATCCACCGTTAGAAATAATTCTGATAATTCTATTTGCACTACTAGATGCACTAGGTAGATTTAAAACTTGTGTACCATTTGCGCCACTCCACGACAGTTTAATTAATATTGAGTTTTGATAAGCTGCATCGCTTAAATTTACTGTAACATCTGGCTCAACCGTTAAACTTGTAGGAATTAAATAGTTGTCTATGTGGTTTAATGATGTTTGTTTTGTAACGCCACCTTGTACGATTGCAAATAATTCACCCCCTTGTAAATCTGTTGCTATTGGTAAAGCACTTATTTTTAAATTTGCCATTATGGTATAATATTATAGTTATCTTCTTGAAGTATTAAATCTCCGTTTTCTTGTGCTAAAAAATCTTCTTGTATAGTTGCTGAAGTACTTCCTATTCCTTGAGCAATTATATCACCATTACAGCACTCAATAGAATAAGCATCTCTATCTCTACATAAGCAACCCCTACGCCCACCCTTTGGGCTTGTTCTACTAGGCGTAAAATACTTAGACCATTTAATCATTTTCTAGTTGTTTAAGTTTAGCTTCTGCCCACGTTTTAGCCGATTTACCACCCCATAATAAAAAAGAGATAGTTCCGCACGCTTCTGTATCTTCTGGCTTGTAATACGCTTCGGCTCTAGACAAATAGCTGAACATTCTTTTTATAGTTTCTTTACTAATTGGCTTCCCTTGTGCTAATTGTTGCGCTCTTACTTTGCCTACTTGTGTAGCACATTTATTATTTACAGCTTCGTTAAGTTTTAACCCTCTTTTAGCGTTATTACTTACTGAACTAGGATAGTCTGAATAGCTTTCTAAAACCATTTTCTTACCACCCTTTACACGCTTATCATTTTTAATAATAGCTTTTATTTCTTTAAGTAAGTACTCTGCTTCTTCTTCTTCTATTTGTGCTAGTTCATCTTTTATGGTTTGGTCTTTTGGGCGTTCCATTTTATCAGCAAAATAACCCTCTATTGAAAACCCTTTTACTTTGCCAGTCTTTACAAACTCATTCCAGATTTGGTCGTTATTTACTTTAACACTACCAACCCAAGTACCCAAAGGCAAGTCCATTCCAAACTTTACGCTTTTATCGTGTACCTTATCCTCTACTATCCAACTTTCAACTAAACTTAAACCCTCAATTTCGTATTTGTGTTCTAGTGTTGAGTTGTTTTGTTTGCTGTTCATTAGATACATTTGAGAGGCTTTTAATACAGTATCTTTAGAAAAATATATATAGTATTCATCTTCTCCATTACGTCTGTAAATAGGCTTATTTGGTATTAATAAAGCACCCATTAATATCCTACGCTCTCCATCAACTTCTGCAAGTTTAAATTCTTGACTTTTTAAAGCTATAAAATCTTCTTCAATAGCAGGACTTTCTACTACGCTAATAGCTTCAATTCCTAATTCGCTTTCTTCGTCTAATATTAATTCGACTATTCTCATAATAATATATAATTAAATTTATTTATTTTTGTTTTTTATATAGTTGCACCCTCAATAATGTTATTATCTAAACTTTGTGCTGTTGTAACATCATTTGAAACCACATAAGCCTTTACAGGTTCTTTTGTTTGTCCTGCAACCGCATCAGATAAAACACTTGTTTCTGTTGCACCTACTACATTAAAACTTGGAGGTGTTGGGGTTGCTGAAATACTAGGGGTTGAAGCACTTGCAGAACCACCACCAGAAGCGCCTTTCGGTTTTGGTATTTTAGTTTTTGCAATAGTTATAACACTAGCTAAACCAGATGCAATCACTCCTGCTGCTGCGACGGGTCCAGCTATACCACCTTGCGCAAGTGCTTTCGTTGCCCCTACATAAGTATCAATTACTGCTTGTGCTATACCTATTCCTTTTTGTGCCTCTGCGTTTTCACCTACTAAAGCACTAAGCCCATTTAAAGCGCCACTAACCGCCTCCATATTTTTAATAAAAGCATCTTTTTTTGCGTTATCTAAATCTGTTTCTGCTTTGTCTGTTGCTGTTTTATTATCTAACCTTAAGCCATTATAATAATCAATAACCTCTTGCTTCTGTGTTTCTGTGGCGTTTAACCTATCAAGTTCCGCAAGTTTACGTTTTTCTTCAAGATTTATTTTTTCAAGTTCAGTTTCAGCATCTTTGTCTTTTTGTTTTTGTCTATACGCTTCTTGTATTTCCTGAATCTTTAGAAGTTTTTTATCTATTACTTCTGGCTCTTCTTCTGCTGCCTTTTTTACTTCGTTTCTAGCAGTTAAAAGTTCTGCACTTAACCTCTTTTGTAAATTAAGCCTTTGCGTTTCTAACTGTATAACACTAGCCTCTAATTGAGCTGCTTCGTCTAAATCATCCTTATTACTTTTTGTTAATGCATTTTCAGTTAGTTTAGCTTCTAGCCTTAGTTTAGCTACTTCCGTTTCTTTTGCTGCTAAACCTTCACTAATTTTCCCTGCTTCTTCTAGGAATTTAATACGTTCCTCTGCAGTGAATTTATCCTTATTAACTGCTTTCTCCCTAAGTCTAGCAATATCTTGTTCTGCTTGTGCTCTTGAAACTATTAAATCTCTAGCTTTTTTTTCTGCGTTTGCTCTTTGGTCGGCAATCTTTGCTGCTGCTGCTGCATCTGCTGAAACTTCTTTACCGAAATCTTTAACTGCTTCAACAGCAGTATTAACACTATCTGTAATACTATCAACACCTAAAACAACCTTACCAACACTATCAGCAGCTATCTTACCTGCTTCTTTGAAATTGCCCTTAAACAGTTGCTCAACTGCTTTACCTAAATTTGGTATTAAGTTTAATAAACCCTCAAACCTTGTTACAATATTATCTTTAATTAAGTTAGCTAAGTCTTTAACAGCTTGTTTAGGGTTTTCAAAAACACTTATAATGTTCTCTCCTAAATCAGCTAATAAGTCTAAAAGGTTACCAGTTATAGAACCAATAACCCCCATTATTTTAGCGAATTTATTTTGCCCCTCTTCACTTCTTGTAAATGCTTGACCTAAAGCAATAACAGCAATTAATAATGCACCAATTCCTGTGCCTATAATAGCAACCTTTAAAGATTTAAACCCAGTTGTAACGCTAGTTATAGCACCCTTAAACGCACCAAATTTAGAAACAGCACCACCAGTAGCTTTATCAAGAGTTCCACTCATTGCCTGAGTAGATTTACTAGTATCTTGGACTTCTTTATTTACTCCGTCTATACTTTTTTCTAAATTATTTAATCCTTTAACAGCTTCTTTACTATTAACGTTTAAATTAATTGTTTTCTCTATTGCCATTTTATTTCTTGTTTTAACGTTTTATAGCCCTCTTTTAAAGTTGTTGGTAGTTTATATTTGCCTTGTGCTATTCGTAAATTTTCAGTTTCTCCGTTTGCATATTTTAAACTCTCTAATATTAATTTTATCATATCTTTATAATGTTGTTTCAAATAAATCTGTTGGTATTCCTACTGCATCTTCACCATCAACACTGTATTGAGGCTCTATACTTATTTTATAAGTTATTCCTGAGGCTAAACCTGTCACACCTCCTGAGGTAACCGCTGTACCATAATTTACATTAAGTTCACCATCTACATAAACATCATATCCTAAAAAGTTAGGTTCAGATGCGAGCGACTCCCATTCAAAATTTATTGCAGTTGTTGTCTTTGTCGTTGTTTCAAATCCTACTACCCTAGGTAAGAATCCGAATGTATTATTTTCAATACCACTTACACTATCAGCTAAAGTATATAATTCTAAAGAACTTTTATTAGTTAATAGATTTGTCTTTATAGTATTTATTCTATACAAACTATTCGCTATTGTAAAAGTGTCGTTTAGATTAAGATTTAATATTATTGATAACGGTAAATAACCATCTACTTTTAAAATTCTTCCCTGCCTATTAAACACACTTGTAATGTAATCTAAATAATATTTACTAAACAAATCCGTTCCTTTAGGCTCTCTAAAAAATTCATCTATTTCAGTTCCGTAATTTAAAGTAGAATTTGCAGCGCCAACGTTACCACTTGAATTTACATAAACTTGACTAGGTCTGTTATAGTTTGTAATAGTTTCTAATGTGCCACTGTTATCAAGTTTTATTTGGTTTGCTGCTGATTGGTTTTTTATATATAAAAGTAAAGGTTTTCCTATAGTAGGTTTAAAATCTTTATCTAACATAGCACCCTGACAAATTTCTGAAAGCGCCCCACTATCTTCATTATTTAACCGCTCGTACATCATTTTTTCAAAGTCTATACTTATGTCATAATTACCACCATCCCAATCATTATTACCCACTTGCTCGTGTGCAAATTTAACACCGTTTAGTTCTTCTGCTTTTTTTACTAAAAAACTTTGTTTACTTTTAAAATCAAATATTACATTTTTAAACTGCTGTAGTTTTTCAACGTTAGACTTACTAGCATCAATGTATTTAGTAACCTCGTAAGTAACGCCCTGATTATAAAAGTCATCTAATGGTAATACTTTCATTTTATCACCATCTTTAAAAGCTACTAAATTAAACATCTTAAATATATTACTTAAAAAGTCGATAACTTTCATTTTAGGCATTTGGTTACCTATTATAAATTTATTTGCTAAACTTAAATTTGGTGCGTTATATGTTCCTGTATAATCCGTGTACTGACCGTACCCAGTAGACCTTGAACCTGTTACAACAGTTTGAAATGATGTTAAATTAAAACTATCATCAGATATTAAATCTACATAAACATCAAAAAGACCCCTACCATAATTAGCAACAGTGAATAATTTATAAATATTATAAAACGTTGAGCCGCTATAATCTTGCCTTACTAATTCTTGGTTATCAGAAGTCCTCCTAACAACTAATGTAAAGCCATTTGTTGAACTTGGTGCGGTAATTAGAAACCTCATACCTACATTTTTTATAACTCTGTTACCGTAAGAGTAAAAAATACTAGTTATTTCTGCCTGCCTTACTTCATCACCACTTACTAATTGAAAGTTATTTGCTTCAGTTGTAGGAACTCCAAATCTATTTGTTATTATTGTCTGACCACCCCCCTCGTCTGACTCACTTGAAAAACCTTTTTCTCTATGTAACCATAACCAAAGATTATTGAAATCAGTTGTATTTAAGAACTCATTACTAAACTGAATTTCTGGTACTGTGTTTTGAATTGCTTCAATTATTCTACGAACTTTTACAGCAGGTTTTAAATCAAAAGGTGTTAAATGTTCTCCCGAAATAGCATCCTTATAGCCATCATCCGTAAACCTCATATTTTTACTATGAGTTATTAAAGGAACACATACATCTAAACTTTCGGGGTTTGATGTTAGTTTTGTTTTAAGGTTTGCATAGTCGTAATCAAAATTAAAAGAATCTGGATAATCTAAAGAACTTAATTCTCTATCATTTAATAAATCTTTTAACTCTACAGTTTCACCAAAGAAAACCAATTTATAAGTATTTGGTGAGTTGTCTTTTAAAGATACTCCATTTAATTTTAACTTCCCTTTCTTATAGTCAATACCGTTTAATTTTATTAATGCATCAGCTTTATATCTAGCATCAAAACTATTAAGAACATTCGCATTTTCATAATGCTTAAATACTTTAGAATTATTTTTAGAAGCAGGTACACTAAACTGTTGAGAGAATGCAGTAAATATTTTGCTTGGGTCTTTTAAGTTTTTAATACTATCGGTAATACTTACGCTTTCATCTTTAAATAAATCTAATTTATTAAACACACCACCTATCTCATACTTTGTTATTTCAGCAGAAGTTAAAATGTTATTTGATATAGTTATATTTGTTGATGTAATAGATGTTATGCTTGATGTTAAATCTAGGTCTGGGAAGTATATAGAATCAT